CTCGGTGTATCCTTGCTCGGAATACAAAGTGATCAAAGATTCCTGTTCATTCTCACCTTTCAAAAAGTTCACAATGTCCGCAATAATCACATTCATCTGAATGGTGCTTACATAGTCGTTTAATTGAACCGTTTGAATGGTCAAGTGGGTTAACGGGTAAACCGTAACCGCTTTGAAACCCATCTCGGTAAGGTTTCCGTGGGAATAGTTCCACCCCAATTCCTCTGCTATCTCTTGAACAATGGCGAATGCCGTGCCTATGTTATTATTCATCGTTTTGATTTATTAATAATTTGTCTTTCCAATGTTGCCAAGTCGCTCTTGTAAGCCGCCCACATCGCATTGGTGTGCATGGGGAGTTTGCTAACTGCGTCAAATTTTGTGACATCTCCGTCAGTGAGGAGATGTATGAATCCCATCCACCCCCATTTTTTGTTGAACTGGTGTTCATCAGTTTTTCCCTCTGCGTCTCCGAAAATTTCAGGATATAACTCATTAAATCGTTTCCTAAACTCCAAAAAAAAACCAGCGATCCGAACGCAATGTCACTTGGCATTTGTTTAAAACTCTCGTTTAACTTGCCCTGATAAGGCTCAATTAAGTATCGGTTGTTTTGCCCTTGTGTAACGATGGGGCGATATAGCACCGACATCATTTTCCAAAGTGCCATTCCTTCTTTCTGATACGAATCAAGGTCAACAAATTCACCCGTACTGATTTCATCAAGGTTAGGGATAAATCCGTATTCCACACCCTCATAGGTGAACCTGTGTTGAAACCTTGGTTTCTCATCCAAACACTTGGTAATTAAATCCAAGGCGTGATTTAAAATCTTCAATGGTAACTTACTTACCTCTGATAAAGAGATATTACAAAAGATTGCAACCGCATTCAATGCCCTTTCCTCCGCATCCATTTTAAGGGATTCGTATTCTTGCATCTGATACAAGGGGATTTCACTCAATTTGGTTGGTATGGTTATTTCCATCATATAATTAACGATTGATTTTGTGTATGTTTTAATCTACATTGCAAAAACACTCAAAGGATGGATCGTTATCCCAAAGACCAAATTGTGATTCTGCCTTGTCTTTTATTTGCTGATAAGTTATATCTTTTTTAAATGTGCTATTTGTTTCGTGGTTAATCCACCAGTCAAATAATTCGGGTTTTTCCTTTGCGATAATTGATAATTTACCCTTACCTTTTAAGAAGCAACAATCACAATTGCCATATGGCTCATTGACCATTAAATCAAAATCTTGAACTTTCCACCAATCCAACACATCTTTTTTGGTTACCTTCCATTTAACCAATGGTAATTCAATATCCAAATCCGTTGCCTCTATCTTTGCCCAACGCCTTGGCTCATCGTATCTAATTCCGTTAAAAGATGTGTAATCAGTTACGTGAATACTTTTTAAATATCTACGTAACGTATCAATCTTCATAAATGTCGTGCAGTATCTCAATCGTTGGTTGGGTAAAAAATGCTTCTTATGTGCGATTACTTCATCAAATGGTCTGCCATCCCTTGAAGCGGTTTCATAATTTACAACCTCAAAATTGTTACCATATCGATATTCAAGCCAAACAATATTTAAGTTCCAACGCTTATCGCATTCATTGATAAAATCCAATGTTTGCGGCATTTCCTTTCCCGTATTCTGAAACGTAACCAAGTATTCACCACCTTCATCGATTAGCCTTTTGGTCATATATGCCGATGTTCTGCCACCGCTAAAATTTATTATATTCATTTTTCAAATATAAAAAATAATCATCTAACATCATACACGCCAAAATTCTTTTTTAGCCCAAGTGATTCCATCTCAAAATAACGCCACGCATCGATGATGTGGTCATCACCTACGGGAATCGGTAAGGTTTTCCCATCCTTGCCCTTATCCCAGCAATACCCACGCAATTCCTTTATGAGGTTGGTTGAATCTTTGGTTATCATATAGTTTTGCCCTTGCATCACCTGAATACCATAATTGATTGAATCTTTGCCCTTGGTTACCCCTTTGATACTGATTCCAAATCTGCGTATTTCTTCAATTGATTTAGGTTCGGCAGAATCCGCATATACAGGTACTGCCTTTGGTAAAACTTTGGCAATTTCGAAATTGAGCATCCCAGTTCTATAACAAATTTCTTTTATTATTCTTTGGTCGTTGTACTGGTACACCTCAACGATGGCAGTCGGATCAACCGAATAACCAAAGTCAACACCACAACCCAATAATCTTGCATCACTTGGGATGGTATCAATTAATTGATAGTTTGAGAATATAACCCCTTCAAGATTTCCAATTTGCCCAAGTCCATATACTGCCCACCAATTACGCCAATACTCGCTTGTTTCGGCTTTTTCCTTTGCTTTTTCTATCTCGGCAACGATTGATGAATCCAACGCCTCATTATCTTTGTAGGTAAGGACTATCATCTCGGAATCGGCATCGTGTACAAGTTCCGTATCAACCCAAAATTCAGTTACTGGGTTGTAATCAAGGTAAATAAACTTTCGAGTACGAATAGCAAGTTGGTAGTAACTCTCCCAATCTACGTTATTACACTCGTTGATAAACAACACATCACGCCTTGCACCCCTTAATTTATCAGGTTGGTCAGCGGAGAAAAACTCAATAAAACTATTGTTGGAAAAAGTATAGGTCAAAGATGACTTATTCCACTTGTTGGGATCGTACATTCCCACCATCTGCATAATTTTAAGAAAATCACGGATAGCACCACGCCTCAAATGTGGGATGGATTCCGACACAATACTTATTTCGGTATTATCTTTCTGCACCGCATAGGTAATGAGCATCGGAATAATGCTGAATGTCTTGGAACTGGATGTGCCTCCACGCACAATGCGAACCCTTTTTTTGAGTTGGGCAATCTTATTTTGTGCGGTGGTCTTTTGTAGCATTATTTCACATCCAAATCAATCCCATTGAAGATAGGCTTTTCAAAATCCTCATTAACCTGATGTTGCATTGATAACTTTCTTAACTCCTCATCGGTAGAAACTAACTTCATCAACGCCAGTTGCAAGGTTGGGTTTTCTGACCTATACCACTTTGAACGCATATTAACTTTAAGGTTTGTTTTTACCTCGGTAAGTGCATCTTTTATCTTTTCCGATTTTTCCAATTCCAAATGATAAAAGGTACTACTTGTACAAGGTAGATATGCAATAATATCCTGAATGAAAAACAATTTATGCTTCTCAATTACTTCAAGTGATTTTTGTTCTAATTCATCTCTATTATAAGCCATAAATTAAACTTATTCTTTTTTGGTTAATCTTTTCAATGTTGTGGTGTTCAAGACAATACTTGTAATTCTTTTCACCAAGTTCCTTTCGGTTTTTAATTACCTCACCGATTACTGACCAGTCATTATTCTTGACAAATGTCACACCTTCATTATCTCGGTGGTTGGTGTATGGTTCAACTTCACTTACAAGTATCGGTAATTTATAGGCAGCCGCCTCAACAATCTTTAATTCTGATTTGTGTTTGTTAAAGTGGGTTTCAGTCAATGGGGCAAGTACAATGTCGATGTGAGAATAATACTTACCATAATTCAATACACTTGTAACCTCACCCACCCAGAACCAATCGGGTCGCTGACGGGTACCCGTGATTTGATATTCCATCTCTGCGGAATTTGGATCGGTTGAATTGTAACCGCAAAATAAAAACCTTGCGTTATACTTCTCACATATTTCACCAATCTGCCCACGCAGTAACTTTACATCTTCCAGGTGCGAAAACCCTCCAACGTAACCGATAGTTAATGGATGGTCATTCTTTTGTAACCATTGGTTTTCTTGGTGGTCAATGTAGTTTGGGAGAATATGTACATTGGGGTTTATTTCCTTTACTTTTTCTGCAAGTTGTGGCGTGGTTGTCCAAACCATAGATGCAGCCTTCAAGGACTTTAATACCGCCTCTTTGCCGTGTTCTTTGTATTGCTTGTACGCTGGGTTGTACTTGGGTACATTCCAGTAGTCATCAATGTCAACGATTAATTTAACCTTTGCAGCGATGCAGCGGTCAACTATTGACATATTTAACAAGTATCGTGAAAAAATCACAATGTCGTAATCTTCAACCTTCGCTTCGTTTACCTCTTTTTCTTGGATGGCAAAGTCAATGTGAAAAATGTTTTTCTCATAGATGTAACGCAAAGGCATAGCGATGCGATGGTAATCCACCGCACCGATTTGGTCGATAAGAACAAGTACCCTTTTTTTGGAGGGTTGCTCGTCATCGGCTATTGTGGCTCGTTCAATTTTAGTCATTGGGGAATACAGGTATATACATCCAAATGCTTACATTGTGTAACACTTCGTTGGTGTGGGCTTCAAAATAATGGTCTTCATCCCAGTAGGCAACATATGCCACCTCTTCATTTTCTAACTTTACCAAAACGTATTCAAACGGGTTTGGTTGTTGGATTTCTGATTTTCTCCACATTTTCATTTTTGTAGTAATATTTGTATTGCTTGTTCTAATGTTGATGCTATGCGATAAAGTTCCTCTTCGATTCTATCGGCTTCCTCTATCGAATAAGTTAACGTGATATTTTTCGTGTGTTTTATGCTTTGTTCTTTTTCTTCTTCAACTACCTCAATCGGGATATCTACTCCCCAATGGGCTAATTCTTCAACTTCCCATTCGTTGGCAAGGGCTTCCCAATCCCATTCACCTGAACTTGCGTTGTCCTTGATGGCAAATTCTCGTTCTTGTTCCTGGCTTAAATCCACTTGGATAATGGGTATTTCTTTTAAATCAATTTCAACCGCTGCCTTGTATCGTTGGTTGCCACCTATCACCACCATATCTTTGTTGACCACGATGGGGCGAATGTCAAGCATTTCGGGGAACTCCTTTAAACTCCGACAAAGGGATTTAAATTTAGCATCTTTCAAGATGCGAGGATTGTTTTTGTTAGGAAAAATGTTTTTAATATTTACCCATTCAATTTTCATATTGCCATTTATAATTATACATAATTTTATTTTGTCTACAACATGTAGAAATATTTCCACGATTAAATCCAGTTTCCCTTGCCGCTTGATGTGCCGAAATATATTTTTTTATAATTTCATTGGTATTCACATCTCGTTGAATTACTACCTTTCTTTTCTTTAATGCAATTTCAATGGTATTAGGGACAAATAAACCATGTGCCAATGCGTGTCTTGTATTTTGTGATTTTGATATAAATTCCAAATTATTCAATTGATTATTTTTTTTATTCCCGTCTTTATGATTAACATCCAATTTTGAATCCCCGTAAAACGCCTTGGCAATTAATCGATGCACTGTCTTAGTAGATTTTTTTTTATCTTTTACCAATGTCACTGTTTGATAGCCACACGAATCAGTTGCTGGTTTTAGATTTTTATTCGTTATCAAACTATAAATCATTCCATCCATAGTCGCACGATATAATCCCTCATATCCTATAATGTCTTTTTGTTGTTCCATATACAAATATAATCATTTCTTTGTATTCGCATGGATT